TTCTCTCTCATAATTTATAATGAGAGAGAGAATGGCCTACAGGAATGCAGTTTATAATAGTCGAGATCAATCAATTAAGCTTTTTACTTGGGATGATGAAGGTAGGCGTATAACGAGAGATGTAACGTTTAATCCGTATTTATATCTTGAATCTCCTGATGGGGATAAGATCTCTATTTACGGTACGAAGGTTAAAAAACGTGCATTTAATACACAATATGATAGAACTAGGTATATTGCTGATTCCGGTAATAGAAGACTATTTGAAAATATACCAACTGTACAGCAGTATCTTCTAGAAACGTTTTGGCGTGAGAATGAAACACCTGAATTTACTCAACACCCTTTACGTATGGTGTTTCTAGATATCGAGACTTTTTCACCCGATTCCTTTCCTAATACAGAAGATCCAACTCATACGGTTAACGTTATTACGTGTTATGATAGCTTTAGTAAGAAGTTTCATACTTTTGGACTTAATCCATATGACAATAAAGCTGATAATGTGATATATTATCACTGTAAAAATGAAAGAGCGCTTTTTATTAAGTTTATTGAGTATATTGAATCTGATTTTCCTGATATTCTTAGTGGTTGGAATTCTGAATTCTTTGATATTCCTTATATTATTAATCGAATTGAAAGGTTACTCGGTCAAGAGTATGTAAATAGACTTTCACCTGTCGGTCAAGTTTACGACCGTACTATGAGAGGTAAATTTGGTAGAGAAGTAAAGCGTTACTATATTAGTGGTGTAGCTTGTATTGACTATCTCGATATTTATAAGCGTTTTTGCTTAAAACTTCGTGAATCATATAAGCTTGATGCAATTGGTGAAGTTGAGCTTAATGAACGTAAGGTTGATTACGGTGGTATTAATCTTGCTACCCTATCTGAGACTGACTGGGATACATTTGTTAAATATAACATTCAAGATGTTAATTTACTTGTTAAACTTGAAGAGAAGTTACAATATGTACTATTATTACGTATGTTATCATACGTAGGGTTAACTACTCTTGAAGGAGCGATGGGTACTATCTCTGTTATTAATGGTGCACTTACTATTAAAGCTCGTAAACGTAAGGAAATTATTGCAACGTTTGTCAGACCTCAATTAGAAGGTAAGAATCCTGGTGCATATGTAGCTGAACCTAAGCATGGATTTAAAGAAAACGTTGTATCATTTGATGCTAACTCCCTATACCCTAATGTTATGATTGCACTTAATTTATCTCCCGAGACTAAGGTAGGTAGATTAGAAAAAACTGATGATAATAATTTTATTGTATATCATGTATCAGGTAAATCATTTACTTTGACGAAGGAAAAGTTTAGTACGTTTATTAAGCAGGAAGAATTAGCTATAACAAAAGCAGGATTTTTGTTTACACAGAAAAAACAAGGTATTATTCCTGAATTCTTAGATCATTACTATAAGGAGCGTGTTATTATTAAGGAAGAACTGTTTAAAGCGCGTAAACTACTACAAACCCTTAATAAAACAGATAAAGATTACGAAAAAGTACAGTTTGAGGTAGAAAGACTTAATACTAAGCAAATGGTTATTAAGATTCTTGTAAATAGTTGTTATGGTTATATGGGTAACAAGCAAGCTCCAATTGGAGATGATGATATTGCATCATCTGTTACTCTAACAGGTCAAGCCGTTATTAAGCAAGCAGGTAAACTACTGCAAGATTACTTAACTACTAACTTTGGTGTAACAAATGAGCACATTCTTAATGAGAGTTGGGTATATTCTGATACAGACTCGTGTTATTTCTCGCTTGAATGTATAAAGGATCAGGTACCTCTTAAAGAAGATGGTGAAGTATCAGAAAAGTTTTATAAAACGGTGAATAACCTTGAAGATTACCTTAATACTGGTATTACATCGTGGGCTAAGAAGAATCTTCTTACAAAAGATAGTAGATTTGTGTTTAAACGTGAGTGTATTGCAGATGTTGCTGTATTTCTTCAAAAAAAGCGATATGTTATGCATATTCTTGATGATGAAGGGCTTAAGGTAGACAAATTTAAATATGTTGGTGTAGAAGTTGTACGTACAACGATGCCTAATGCTATTAAACCGTATGCTAAGAAGATTATTGAGACAATGTTACTAACACAATCTCAAAATCAAACTAATAAGCTACTAAACGAAACATTTGAAGTGTTTAAGAGTCTTGCTCCTGAAGAGATTGCTTTTGTTATGGGTATTAAGGGATATGAAAAATATGAACCTCTTTGCAAAGAGTTTTTAGTAGCTAAAGGTATGCCTATTCATGTAAAGTCAGCTTATTATCATAATTTGATTATGTCTAAAATTGATGGTAAGAGTGAAACTATTACTTCAGGTGATAAAATTAGATATCTTTACGTTGAAAAGCAAAACAAGTATGGAATTACGACGATTGGCTTTAAGTATGATTATAATCCTGAATTTCAGAACCTATTTACAATTGACTATGTATTAATGTTTGAAAAGATTTTATTTAACTCTATTGAACGTTTTTATGATTCAGTTAATTGGAGAATTCGTAAACCTACTGATAATGTTAAAACAGAGTTGGATGATCTCTTTGGATTCTAATATGTTGCATTATCTTTAGTAAACTATATATATTAATATATGGAATACTTAGATCAACCCGAACACGACAACACACCTAAAGCGCATCCAGCTTTCTGGAGAGGTAAAAACCTTGGAATTAATGCAGTTCTTGAAATTGTATCTAATCTTATGATGGGTCATGATGATGGCTCCGGTAAGAATAATCATCCAGGTATTGAGTCTATGAGACAAGGTATTCTTGCTTGGAAAGCTGAAGTAGATAAATTTAAACCAGCAAAAGCAGAAAAATCTGTTGAAAAGTAAAATCTATAAGTTAAAATAACACATCATGAGTAAAATTACTACAATTATTGACCACATCGGTCGTACCGTTATTGGTATTGAAGTTGCACAAACAGAAACAACTCTCACCTTGGATAATCCAGTCATTATCCATGTTCAACCTAATCCACAAACAGGTCAGCTTCAAGTACAATCAATTCCATATATTTTTATGGAATTCTTGACAGCTGCTTCACGTGAAGCAAATCATTGGACGTTTACTAAATCAAGTATCGTTCTCTCTACTGTTGAACTTGATGATAAAATTATTCTCCAGTATAACGGAATTAATACTCCTACCCCGCAACAAGCCCCGCAAGGTGATGCAGAAGTAATTAAGTTGTTTGAGGATTGAGTCTAAGTTAAAATACCCTTAGGGCTCTTAAACAGACCCTAAGGGTATTTTTTTGTCTTGATTTATAGAGTAAATCATCCATAATATATATATATATGGATAAAGATGTAAAAAGTGCATTAGATAGTATTGATGAAGTAAATCCTTTCGCTACTTATCTCTCAGATAGCACACTGAGCCGTGTTGATAGTTGGATTGATACAGGAAGCTATGTACTTAATGCTATTATTTCAGGTTCTGTATATGGTGGAATCCCAAAAGGTCGTGTAGTTATGTTAGCAGGTGAATCAATGACAGGTAAATCATTGTTTGTACAAAAAATTCTTGCCAATGCTCAAAAAGAAGGCCTTATTCCTGTTATTTTTGATACGGAAAACGCTATTGATGCAGAAGGAGCCACTCGTATTGGTTTAGATGTGTCTAAAGTTAAATATGTACCCTGTGTAAGTATTGAACAAACTCGAAATGCACTTTATAAGTTTTTAACATCAGTTCAAGAAAAGAAACTACAAGGTAGATTTATTGTAGCTATCGATTCACTTGGTAATCTTCAATCAGAACTCGAACATTCACGAATGGGTAAAGAAAGTACAAGTTCAGATATGGGTTCGAAAGCTCGTGCAATGAAAACTCTACTTCAAACGTGTACTAACCTCGGTTCTATTACACAAACTACAATTTTACTTACTAATCATGTTTATGATGATCCAACAGCAATGTTTCCATCAATCGAAAAGAATATGCCTGGTGGTAAAGCATGTGTATACCTTCCATCTGTTACAGTTCAACTAGCTCGTAAGCCTGTTAAAGATGATGGTGGTAAGACTACAGATACTACACTCGCTGTCGGTCAGAAAAACTACTCCGGTATTATTATTAGAGCTCTTACTCGTAAAAATCGCTTTATTAAACAGTATCTTGAAGGTGAAATGTTCTTATCATTCTCAACTGGACTTGATCGTTACTACGGTCTACTTGATCTTGCAGTTGGTCATGGTATTGTTATTCAAGGTGGAGCTACTTATACACTTGAAGATGGAACTAAGCTAGGGTATTATCGTAACTGGCGTAAAGATACTAAGCTTTGGGAAGAAACTATTATTCCAAAGCTTGAGTTGAAGATTAAAAAGGAGTGGTCATACTCTAATGACGAATCAGAAGCACCAGAAGAAGTTATTGAAACAGTAGAACATGAGTAAAAAACTAGTATTAGCATTTAGCGGTGGAGCAGATAGTACAGTATTACTATACATGGCTGCAGCACAAGGTTATAAAGAAATTCATACTGTAACATTTGATTATGGTCAAAGACATAGTAGAGAATTAAATTGTAGGGGTGTGCAGTATCAACTTATAAGAGAAAGATACCCATATATTACTGTTACTAATAAGATTTTAGATGTTAGATATCTTAAAGATATTTCACCTACATCATCTCTTACTAATGACGATATCGATAATCCGGATATTAATAAAATTGCAGGTGATGCTCAACCCGTATCATATGTACCGTTTAGAAATCAGATGTTTATTACAAT